AGGTTCAATACAAACTGGAGACTATGCTGTTTATGGGTATTCCTATTATGAAGAAGGTTATAACTTTGCACCAACAGGTGGTTGTCTTATAGACAATGATATAATATACAAATTAGAAGATAATGATATCTCTATTCCTTTAGCTAGAAAACTATTTAAGGATATATCTTTTTTTAACGGAGATAAGCTAGTGCGTTCTGTGGTAAATGATATACCTTCTGACTGGAACGACACAGAAGAGCAGATAGAATATTTTGGTATTAGTGGAACATCGCCATCTTTATACAGTAATTTTGAGCAAAGAATATATTATAAAGGTGGTACTTTTGAGACTAATAAATGTATAGAGGCATTTTTAGATGAAGAGGAAATATATCCTGTTACAAAAGTGGTTATTTCTTCTTACGACTCTTCTGTTCCATTGAGAACAATAATTGTAGAAAGCATAAGCGAATGTAAATACACTCCTTACAAAATAATATTTAGAAATAAGTATGGTGCTAAACAAGAATTATGGTTCTTTAAGGCATCTAGGCTATCTATGGAAGTGCAAAGAGAGCAGTACCAAGGAAACACAATAAAAGACTATAGGGCTGGAAATATATCATCTCACAGGAATGTTGATTTCTATACGACATCAAAAGAGACTTTAACCATCAATAGTGGTTTTGTTCCAGAGGAATTTAACGAAGTGTTTAAGCAACTTATGCTTAGTGAGCAGGTGTGGATAGATTATAAGCAACAAGTATTGCCAATAAATGTATCTAATCAAACTATAGACTATAAGACTAAACTAAATAATAAATTAATAAATTACACAATAGACGTAGAATTTTCTTTTAACACAACAAACAACGTTAGGTAGATGAAAAACTTAGAGCTTTACATAAGTAATGAAAGAGTTGACTTATTTGATTTTGAGGCAGTAAACTTAAATCAGAAGATAAAAGATGTTAGAGATATTAGTAAGATTTTTACTGACTACTCTCAATCATTTAAAGTACCTGCTTCATCAAACAACAACAAGATATTCAAGCACTACTACAATTCTGGTATTCAAAATGGTTATGATGCTAGATTTAAAGCTGATGGATTGATTAAAATAGGTGGTGCAGACTTTAGATTTGGAAAAGTAAGGCTAGATGGTGTTGATATGAGAGAAAACAAACCCTTTGCTTATAGGCTTGTATTCTTTGGAAGTACAGTAAACCTTGGAGGTATATTAGGCGATGATAAGCTATCAAACCTAGACTATCTAAATAAGTTTAATCACGCATACGATTATCCCACTGTTAGAGGTGGTTTTGTTACAGGTCTACAGTATAACTCAACATCAAATTCAATGGAAGTTGGGAATAATGGAGATATTGTATATCCATTTATATCGTGCTATTCTTATTATTATTATAATTCACTTTCAAGTGACCATGGACAACCTAACATCGTACCTCCTAGTAGAAACTTACACAAACATAGTGGCACAGCACATAATGGAATAGACTATAGAGATTTAAAGCCATCTATAAAGTTAAGACACATAATAAATGCTATAGAAGCTAAGTATGATGGATTGTTTTTTGATAAAACTTGGCTAGACACATCCCCTTTTAATGAGCTTTACATGCATCTCCATAGAGATAAGGGGTTTTTAAGTTCAGTAGCAAATTCTGAAAGATTTTTTACTCAACAAGATTTTGGAGTTGACTTAGACTTAGGTAATATTATTACTGACCAATATAATAGCTATACTTTAACGTATAGCATAAGTCCTGTATCTGGAACAGGTAATTATAGTTTAAGAGTTGTAGATACACGCTCTGGACAAACATTAGGGTATTCTAATGACTTGAATGGAGACGGAAGTTTAGTAATAGACTATAATGTTTTGTCTTCTGATGATACTAGAAATTGGAACTTAAACTTCTACATAACAACAGATAGCGATTCTGATTTGAGTGAGTTTAATGCGTCTCTAAATATAACTAAAAGAGCTGGTCAATTTTATCTTGGAACGCTTGTTCAATATACTTTTACACCTTTCAGTTATACAAGCCCTAACTCTCCAGAGACAACAGCTTCAAATGTAATTGTGACAAGTCAAATACCAGAAATGAAGATTATAGACTTCTTGCAATCAATATTTAAGATGTTTAATCTAACAGCTTATTTCCAAAGAGACGAGGGAGTTCCTTCAAAGAGCAGGATAATTATAGAACCACTAAATACTTATTATTCTAGTGGAGGTGTGATAGATGTATCTGATTATGTAAATATAGATGAAACTGATATTTCAAGGTCTCCAATATACTCTGAAATAAATTTTAAGTATGCTAAGCCTAAAACTTTTGGTATACAAAATCAAAACGAAAGGCTAGATGATGAGTTTGGAGATTTAACTAGAGATAATAGGGACTTAAATAACTTTGTTTCTGATGGAGGAAAGTATGATATTAAATTAGGCTTTGAACATTTGCTGTACGAAAGAACAACAGACCCTAATAACGTAAATTTTACAACGCCTATTCAATACGGCTGGTTAGTGGATAAAAATGAAAACACAGTTAAGACAAGTCCAATAATACACTTTGTTATTTCAACAGCAGTAAATACAACTAACTATCCTGTAGCTTTTACTGGAAGCGTAAATCAAACTACAAATCCCTTGATAGTGCAATATTACAGACCTAGTAATGTTAATGCTGATGGTTCTCAGACATTAAACTTTAATATTGAATACGATGAGTTTACTGGACAAGCAAATTCAAATAGTTTATACAATTCATTTTATTCTTCCTATGTTGAAAAGGTTTTTAATCCATCAACTAGATTGTTTAAAACAAAAGCTATGCTTCCTTTAAGTATACTACTTAGGTATAAGTTAAATGATGTTTTTAGAATAAATGGATTAGATTATAATATAAACGAATTAAAAACAAACCTTCTGACAGGTAAGTCTGATATAGAATTGGTTAGTGGAAACTTCGCTGAAGAAGTAGCTCCAGATGCTCCATACGGTGTTGCTATTCAGAGTAGAGGACCTAATACAATTACAATAGAATGGTCTATACCTACGACAGGAATTAGGGCTGTTTACTACAAATCTTATGTTAATAACGTTGAAGTAGACTTTGGGGAAATAACTTATACAGGAAGTACCCCAAACACACCTAGCTCATTATTAAAGAATTTAGAAACAGGTGTATCTTACAACATACAAGTTTCTTCGTTAAGTATAGACTTGGCTGAATCGCTAAGGTCGGAAACATTGACAGCTTCAACAACAACAGATGCAGATACTCCAACAGCTCCATCTAATTTAGCAGTTGTAACACCAATAATAGATAATATTACAGATAATTCAATAAAATTAACATGGACTTTATCTACTTTTGATTCTAATCCTGGAGAGACAGGTTATAGTATTTATGCAAGGATAGGAACTTCTGGAGACTTCTTATTTCATTCAAATGTTTCTACAACAGACCATGCAAATGCACAAGACGAATATAATGTAACTGGATTAAGTGCTGGAACTGAATATCAATTTAAAGTTAGAGCTTTTGATACTTTTGCGTCTCAACCTAATTCTGGATTTAGTAATATTGTTACACAAGCAACTACTGATGCAACAGATTTAGTTCCTCCAAGTGTTCCTACAGAATTTACAGCAAGTAATATAACGCAAACAAGTGTAACTCTCTCTTGGTTATTTTCATCTAATCCAGACGGAACCTTAGCTTCTGGGTATAAACTTTATCAAGGAACTACATTAATAGCAAATTTAACTACAACTACGACTTATAACGTTACAGGGTTAACAGCTGGGACTCTTTATAAGTTTTTTGTATCAGCTTATGACCTTAACGGAAATGAAAGTGCTACTAATGGTCCACTAAGTGTAACAACAGAAAACATACCATAATATGTTAAAAGATATAATAGATTTATTAAACGAAGATGATTGGCTAATATCTGATGAGGATATATTAATAGCTAAAGGAAAATATCAATCCATTACAAACTGGAAAGAATTTAAGTACAACATAAAACAAAGAAGATTATAAGATGGCAGATTCGGATAAAGTAATATTGCTTAAAATAGAAGTTGAAAAAGCTCAAGCTTCTGCAAACATAGATAAATTAAAAGCGTCTTTGCAAGATTTAGATGGAAGACGAAAAGAGGCTAGGGTAATATCTAGAAAGCTAAGACTAGAGGAGGCTAAATTAGCTGATTTAAGAAATAGAAGTTCTAAATCTATATCTAAACACGCTAATGAATTAAAAAATGCTAACAAGCAAACAGGAGCAGCCACATCAGCTACATTAGAATTTGGTAGAGTATTATCTGATGCTCCTTACGGAATAAGAGGTGTTGCGAATAACGTTCAACAACTAGCTTCAAACTTGTTTTTTATGGGGAAACAGGTAGATGCAACTACAGGAAAAACTATTGGATTTAAAGGAGCCATAGGTAGTTTAATTAAAAACTTAGCTGGACCAGCAGGGGTACTAGTTGCTTTTCAAGGGGTAATAGCTCTGTTTGACTACTTTTCTACTAGCACTAAAAAAGCTAAAGAGGAGGTTAAGGGATTGACAGAGGAGTTTACAAAACTATTAAACAAGGTGGCTGACTTAGAGGGAAAACTCCCAGACTCTCTAGCAGGACTACTAAATAACTTAGGATTAAGTAATAATGAGTTTGAAGATTTTGTTGCAGGAATGAGTAAAACAATAAAGCTACTTAATAATGAATTTCCAGAATTTAAGAATGCTTATGACAAATTAAGTGATACGCAGAAAAAAGACCCAAAAGTTATATCTGAAATAATAAGTAAATACAAAAACCTAATTGAGGTTAGAAAACAAATAGTAGAAAAAGAAAACACCCTAGATTTACTTAGAGATAAACAAGGAAAATTTGCAGAAGCTAATCTTAAAAACAACAGAGAAGAATACAAAACGTTAATTTTAAAAAAAATAGCTTTAGAAGATATATTTAAAAAAGAAAAGAAAATTAGTGTTGCTAAAAAAGGCAAAATATCTCCATTTGCAACACCTAAAGAATTAGAGATAGATATAAAGAACGCAGAGAACGCTATTATACAATACGAAAGAAAGATAGAGGATGCTAGACTAAAGAAAGAGCTTAATGACAAATTATCTGAAGCTAAAACTGAGGAAGAGAAGGCTAAAATAAGAAGGAATTACGAAAAAGATAGACTTATAAATCAAATAAATGCAGAAAGAGAATCACTTAAACTAAAGAAATCTACTGAGGAGGAAGTAGTAAAAACCAAAGTAGCTAATCATAAGGCTGAGTTGGAAAGAAAGCATAGGGAGTTTGTTTACTCTGTAAAACTTAAAGAAAAGTTAGGGGAAATTACTTCTCAACAATCTAGTGATTTGATAAGTGAGTCAGACGAATTGACCAATAAGGCTATGAGTCAAGCAGATAAGGAAGCTGAAAAATCTGTAGAACAAATAAGAGAAAAATACAAACCTTTATTTGCTCTATTCGAAAGTTTAGCAGGTTCTAGACTAGATGCTTTATTTAGTATGCCTACAAAAGATGGTGGTAAAAAAGATGAAGACTCTGATTTAGAATTTGGTATAAAGCAATACATGATACTTCAATCTAGTTTAACTGACTTCCTTAACGGAGAGTATAATAGACAGTTGACTATAGAGCAAAACAAGACCAATGCTATGAATAATCAGCTTAGGGAAAGGTTAAATAACGAAAACCTATCTGCTGAAGAAAGAAAAAGTATTCAATTACAAATAGCTAAAAATGATGAGGAATTAAGAAAAAAGCAAGAGAAAATAGAGAAGAAAAGATTTAAAGTGCAGAAAGCAATTAACATTGCAAATGCTTTAGTTGATACATACAGGAGTGGAGTTATGGCTTTTGGTTCTCAGTTAGTTATTGGAGACCCAACATCCCCTATTAGAGCACAGATAGCTCAAGGTGTAGCTATAGCTGCTGGTTTAGCTAATGTAGCAATGATTGCAAGACAGAAGTTTCAATCTACTGCTGGAGGAGCTCCTACTGCTGGTGCGTTAGGTGGAGGTGGTAATGGAGGGGGAGAATCTAGAGAGTTTAATTTTAACTTAGCAGGTAGTACACAATCAAATCAACTAACACAATCAATAGCTGGTCAATTAAGTCAACCAATACAAACGTATGTGGTTTCATCAGAAATAACAAGTCAACAACAATTAGATTTAAATATAGCTAACACAGCAACAATAGGAGGTTAAAAACAATAATTATGGAAGATTTAGACATCATAGAATTAATAATAGACGAAAACAATCTAGAGGATGGGATAGAAGCTATCTCACTAGTAGAAAGTCCTGCAATAGAAGAAAACTTTGTGGCTTTAAGTAGACACAAGGTAGAGTTCAAATCTGTAGATGACGAGAAAAGAATTGTAGTAGGACTAGCTTTAGTTCCAGACAAGGAAATATTTAGAAAAAGTGGAGACTACGCTTATAAGATAATGTTCTCTAAAGAGACTGTTAAGAAAGCGTCTGAACTTTACCTTAAAAGACTAAAGAATAATAATGCTACGATAGAGCATGAACTATCAGTAAAAGGAGTATCTCTTATAGAGTCTTGGATAGTAGAAGACCCTAATATGGATAAAACTAACTTATACAAGTTAGATGCTCCAGAAGGTGCTTGGGCTGTAGTTATGAAGATTGACAACGATGAGATATGGGAAGATGTTAAACAAGGTAAATATCTTGGTTTTAGTATAGAAGGTTTCTTTAGTCAAAAAGAACAAGAGTTAGCTAAACAAGAGTTAGTGGAATATCCTCATATCATGTACAATCCTAAGACTGGAGATAAAGTAGAAATAATGGATGAAAAGGAACACGACAAGTATGCAGAAAAAGGCTGGGTACATGAAAAACCAGAAGGATATAAGGAACAAGAATTAAAGTCTTATAGTGACTATCCACAGTCTGCAACTAACAATGCTAAAAGAGCGTTAGCTTGGGTAGAAAAGAATGGATGGGGAAGTTGTGGTACTCCTGTTGGAAAACAAAGAGCAAACCAATTAGCTAATAGAGAGCCACTAACTAGAGATACAATATCTAGAATGGCATCATTTAAGAGACACCAACAACACAAAGATGTACCTTACTCGGAAGGATGTGGTGGTCTTATGTGGGATTGCTGGGGAGGAACTAGTGGAGTTGAATGGGCAATAAACAAGCTAGAGAAGTTATCTTTATCTGAAGAAGACGCTGAAGCTCTAGAATTACTAAACGAAGTACTAAACAAATTAAAAGATGAGTAGAAGAAGAGAACAAGAGTGGAGTAGAACATCTCCAAAGAACAAGAGAAGAGCTTGTCTATGTAAAGATGGTAGTAGATACAGTAGAGACTGTTGTAAAGGCAGAATGATTAATCAAGGTATTGGTAATGTATAATTCAAAAATACAACAATATTTATATTACTAGTTATTAGTGTTATAGAGTTATTAATAATAAATTTTAATTTATGAAAAGTCCAAAAGAAATTGTAGATGCTTTCAAAAGTATTTTACTTTCTTCTGAAGAAGTAGTTGAAACACCTGTAGAAGAGGTTGTTGAACTAGCTGAAGAAAAAGTAGAACAAGCTGAGGAAGTTATCGAAGAAGCTCCTATCGCAGAGGAAGAAGTTATTTCTGAAGATTCAGATATTGAATCACTAAAGAAGAAATACGATTCTTTATACGAAGAGTTAGATTCATTAAAAGCTTCTGTTAAGCAGATGATGGAAATCGTTTCTCCTTCAGAAGAGAAAGATGTTCCTGCTGAGTTATCAGAGGAAGTAGAAATTAAGGAAGAAGTTACTGAATTATCTGTAGAAGCAGAAGAAATAGTACATTCTCCAGAAGCTCAAGTAGAGCAAAAACAACAACATTTATATTCACAAAGCAGAAGTAGAACTGTGAAAGATTCAATCTACAACAAACTATTTAATAAATAAAAAAAGATGGCAACAACAACTTCAATTACAACAACTTACGCAGGAGAAAAAGCAGCAGGGTACATCTCAGCAGCTTTATTATCTGCAAATACTATCGAAAACGGTGGTATTACTGTTAAACCAAATGTAAAGTTCAAGCAAGTAATCAAGAGACTTTCTACCACAGACTTAATCGCTGATGGAAGCTGTGATTTCGCTGCTACTGACACTGTTACTTTAGACGAAAAAATCTTACAACCAGAGGAATTTCAAGTAAACTTAAACTTGTGTAAATCTGATTTTAGAGATGACTGGGATGCAATATCTATGGGATATTCTGCATTTGACAACTTACCTCCTTCTTTCCAAGAGTTTTTAATCGCTGAGATTATTGCTAAGATTGCTGACAAGAATGAGAAAAATATCTGGATGGGTGCTACTGCAACTGCTGGAGAATTTGACGGATTAGTAGCTTTAGCTACTGCTGACGGAACTGTAAACGATGTAGTAGGAACTACTGTTACTTCTGCTAACGTAATCGCTGAAATGGGTAAAGTAGTAGACGCTATGCCTTCTGCATTATACGGAAAGTCAGATGTAAAATTATACGTTGCTCAAAACGTTTATAAAGCTTATGTAAGAGCTTTAGGAGGATTTGGTGCTGACGGAGTAGGAGCTGCTGGTTACGAAGCAAAAGGAAATAACCAAGCTATCAACTCATTATTATTTGATGGAGTAGAGGTATTCTTAGCAAACGGATTAGACTCTAACTATATGTACTTAGCTGAGTCTTCTAACATCTTCTTTGGAACAGGATTATTATCTGACCATAACGAAGTAAAAGTATTAGATATGGCTGACATTGATGGTTCACAAAATGTACGTTTCGTAATGAGATTTACAGCAGGTGTACAACACGGATTTGGTTCAGACATCGTTCTTTACACTCCAGCTTAATTAACTGATTATTAACAATAACCCTCCTCTTTGTGGGGAGGGATATTAAAACCCAATACAACAAATGGCTTGTGATTTAACATTAGGAAGAAAAGAAGTATGTAAAGATTCGGTTGGAGGTATAAAAGCTATCTACTTCTCGAATTTTGAAGATACTACTCCTGCTAGCTACACATTTGATTCTTCTGATACAGACGTTATTGACGCTGTAACTGGAACACCAAATGTATACAAGTATGAAGTAAGAGATGCTTCTTCTTTCACGCAAAATATTCAGTCTAGTGCTGAAACAGGAACTACTGCCTTCGAACAAGTAGTTGAATTGACCTTGAAAAAATTAACTGTTGATGACCATAAAGAATTAAAATTACTTTCTTATGGTAGACCAAGAGTTATCGTTCAAGACCAAAATGACAATTACTTTTTAGCTGGATTTGAAAATGGCTGTCAAGTAACTGCTGGTACTATCGTAACAGGACAAGCAATGAATGACCTAAGTGGTTATACATTGACTTTAACTGGTATGGAAAAGAAACCTGCTAACTTCTTGGATTCTGACCCTGCAACTGTAGGATTTACTGTTGTAGTTCAATCATAGTTTTTCAGTTTACTTTATGTTTTTTAGTTTAGGTCTACTTCGGTAGACCTTTTCTTTTACAACAAAAACAAAAAAGTAAATATACGTTATAAGTTTATGATTAGATTATTGCCAACATCAAGCTCACAAACTTTTTCTATCTTACCTAGAACATTAGATACAACAGGTATCAATGCGACAATAAGAGAAGACGGAACAGGCAACATAGTAACAATTTCAGATGTTACAGCATCAGTAAATAATGACTACATAGATATAACTTTATCTTCGGATAAGTTTATAGCTGAAAGAGCCTATGTTTTAGAGATGACTAGAGGTGCAAATTTATGGTATAGAGATAAGATATACGTTACAAGTCAAACTAACACGGACATCTACCACACTATAAGTACTGACTATTACGAAGAGAATGATACAGATGGCGATGATAAATACATAACAATATAATGGGTAAAATAAATATTAAAAAGAATTATTCAGTAAGTAAGCCAAAGAATTATACTAAGAACTTTAGTGTCGTTGAACTATCTACCTATGAGATGCCTAAGGCTATAGAAAGAAAAGGAGATAATTGGGTTAGCTGGGGAGAAGACAACAATCACTTTGGTAGACTGATAGACTTAAATTTAGGTAGTCCTACTAACTCAAGATGTATCAAAGGTATATCTGATATGATTTATGGTAGAGGCTTAGAATGTACTGATAGTAAAGAAAAGCCTGTAGATTGGGCAGAGACTCAATTAATATTTAAACCTAAAGACATTAAAAGAATAGTGAGCGATAGGAAAGAGCTAGGAATGGCTGCTATCCAAGTTGTTTACAATAAAACTAAAAAGAGAGTACTAAAAGCATTACACTTTCCAATAGAAACTCTTAGAGCTGAGAAAGCTGTAGATGGAATTATAAAGGCTTGGTACTATCATCCTAATTGGGCTGAGTACAAGAGAGGCGATAAGCCTAAAAGAATACCTGCTTTCGGTCAAGGTGGAAAGAAGGAAACTTCTGAGATATTTGTATCTAAACCTTATCAAAGCGGATTTTGGTATTACACTCCTAGTGACTATCACGGATGTTTACAGTACTGTGATTTAGAAGTAGAGGTATCTAACTACCATATTAACAATATAAAAAATGGTTTACAGCCTAGCTTATTTATTAATTTCAACAATGGTATTCCTCCAGAGGAGACTCAAGAAATAATAGAAAGCAAGATAAATGATAAGTTTGGAGGAACAAACAATGCAGGTAGAACAATCATAGCTTTTAACGAAGACAAAGATAGTTCAGCAACTATAGACCCTATACACTTACCAGATGCTCATGCACAGTATCAGTTCTTAGCTGATGAGAGTAGAGAGAAGATAATGTTAGGACACGGAATTGTATCTCCTATCTTATTAGGTATTAAGGATAATACAGGTTTTGGTAACAATGCAGAGGAATTAAGAACTGCATCTATACTTATGGATAACTTTGTTATTAGACCTTTCCAAAAGGATTTATTAGATGACTTCTGTGAGATATTATCTGTAAATGGAATATACCTAAACTTATACTTTGTTACTTTACAACCTATTGAGTTTACAGAATTAGATAACATATCTACTAAGATTAAGAGAGAAGAAGAAACAGGAGAGAAGTTAAGTTCTCAAGAAGAGCCAACAGACTTTTCTGATGAAGAAGGAGATAATATGTTAGAGCAATTAGAAGGCTTAGGAGAGATTATAAGCGATGATTGGGAGGTTATACATACTGAGAAGTATGCTGAGGAGTTAAGTGAGGTTAAAATGGCTGAAATTAAGTCTAGTAACAAGTCATCTAAAGAAGATAGTGAAATCTATAAAGTTAGATATGCTTACATGCCTGTAAGAAAATCTCCAGACAGTAGAACTTTCTGCAAGAAAATGGAAACGTTTACGGAAAGAAAGATAGTATTTAGAAAGGAAGATATTAATATGATGTCTTTTAGAGGTGTAAATAATGAGTTAGGTCATAACAGACAGAACTATAGTTTACTAAAATTTAAAGGAGGTAAAAACTGCCATCATTTCTGGGAGTTAAGAGTATACAAGTTGAAAGGAGATAAGAGAGTAGACCCTAATTCAGCTTACGAGAAAGGTTTGAAAGAGCCTAAAAATCCAAATGAGATGACTGAAAGAATGATTGATAGACCAGATAGAGGGGCTTATCCAACTAATAAAAAATAAGATATGGCGACTAAAGCATTATTTATAACATTAAATGACTTAAAAAGAAAGTCTATTATATCTGGAAATACAGATGACGATAAGCTAATACAGTTTGTAGAGGTTGCTCAAGATTTGCATATCCAAAACTATTTAGGTGGAAACCTATACGACAAGCTACAGGACTTAATACTAACAGATACACTTGATGATGTTGCTAACGTCAACTACAAGAATTTAATTAATCAGTATGTAAAGCCTATGTTGATTTGGTTTAGCCAAAGTTCTTACTTACCATTTGCTTCTTACAATATTGGTAATGGTGGTATCTATAAGCATATTGGAGATAACAAACAAGCTATAGATAAAGATGAGTTAGTACACTTAATGGGTAAAGTTAATGAGACTGCTGACTTTTATACTAGGAGATTTTTAGATTACATGGATTACAATAACAATCTGTTCCCAGAATATAACACATCTACAAACGAGCAGATGAGTCCAGATACAGATTCTAATTTCTCTGGAGGTATATTTTTAGGATAGTATGAAGAAAAAGATTTATAAACCAAAAGACTCCAATGTTAAGAAGATGGAGATATTGTTTAAAAAAATAAAAGAAAAAGATAATGGCAAACGAAATATACGATAGTTCTTGGTGGGGTAACACAATAGATACTGCATCTTCTATTGGAACATCAACTGAAATGATACAAGGTCAGTTTAATATGAATGACAGACAAGAAGTTGAAGCAGTTAAGTGTTTAGCAGATTCAATACATAGAATAGGAATACAAGACATACAAAACTAAAACAAATGGCAAAACCAAATTTAGCATTAATACCAGCTGCACAAGGCACAAAGTTGTTTTCTGTACTACCATCAAGTGGTGTAGGAGATTTTGACTTTACTCGTAGCGGTTCGGCAACAAGAATAAACTCACAAGGACTAATAGAAGAAGTTGCAAACGGACAATCAAGATTAAACTATCCAATGATTGATGGTAAAGTTGTAGGGTGTCCACATCATATTTTAGAGGGAGATAAAACTAATTTGATTGCTTATAGTGAAGATTTTACTGGAGCTTTAATAAACTGTACGGTTTTACGAAACCAAATATTATCTCCAGATGGAGCTTTAAATGCAGATAAATTATCAGATAACTCTTCAAACGGAGAACATTTAATTAATGGAAATATTCTTGGAAGTATTGTAAGTGGTACTGATTATACTGCCTCTGTATTTTTTAAATCAAATAATTTAAACGCTAAAGCAGTTATTAGATTATGGAGTGGTTCTTCTTACATACACTCTGTATTTGATTTAGATACACAACAAGTTTCTTACAATTCTATTGGAACTGCAGGTATAGAAAAATATCCTAATGAATGGTATAGATGTTCTTTTTCATTCACAGCAAGTGGCAATTTTACTAATTCAAACTTTCAAGTTGGTATTGCTAACAACTTAAATCAATTTTCTTATCAAGGTGCATCAAATTTAGATATTTACTTTTGGGGAGCACAATTAGAACAAGGCTCATATCCAACAAGCTATATCAAAACCAACGGAGAAGCAAATGGTGTTACTCGTTCAGCAGAAACTGCTAATGGTTCTGGAGATGCAGCTACGTTTAATGATTCAGAAGGTGTTTTGATGGCAGAGATAAAAGCAGACCAAGATATTGCTACAAGTGAAAGAATTACTATATCTAATGGAAATTCATCTAACGATAGAGTTGTAATTGAATATGATGAAACTTTTGGTCTTGTTAAGTTTTGGGTTACTGGAGGAGGAACTACAAATGGAGAGGTTCAAATAAGTGGAATTAAAAAAACACAGTTCAATAAAATATCAGTTTTATATAAAGCAAATCTTCTTAAAATTTATATAAATGGATTTAATGTTGGTAATGGAACTGGTATAGTTGCGCCAACTGGTTTAGATAACTTAAAGTTTGAACAAGCAATTGGAGGTAATAATTTCTACGGAAAAACTAAACAAGTACAATACTACAATTCAGCATTAACAGATAGCGAACTAGAACAACTAACGTCTTGGACATCTTTTACAGATATGGCACAAGGACAATTATACACAATACAATAGATATGGCACAGAAACTTAAATTCGGTAACGGAACTTGGGCGACAAAAGAAGGCTCTACGTTAGCTTATAATGACGAGAATAATAACTATAAACCTCTACCTTTTACAACTACTAGAAATAGTATTGCAACAAGAGTAAACAAAGAAGGATTAATAGAGGTAGTTGGTAATGATGTACCAAGAATAGATTATACAGATAGTGCAGATGGTGTTCTTTTGTTAGAGAATAGTAGGAGTAATAAAGTATCTACATCAAATGATTTCAATGGAAGTGGATGGAATATATCAAATTTGACTGCTACTGCTAATCAAGTTATTTCTCCAGATGGTACTTTAAACGCATCAAAGTTATTAATGACTGGTGATGGTAGTTTAAGAAATCAATCAGAAGCATCTTTTAATGATGGGTATGCTTATTCTATTTTTGTTAAAAAAGGTAATTCAAGATATGTTACAATTCGTTCTGCTTTTTTTACTCAATCTTTTAATTGTGGGTTTGATTTAGATAATTTAACTGCCGAAACTAATGGTAAAATTGAGGATTATGGAAACGATTGGTATAGGTTATCAATTACAAAAAACATAAGTGGAGATGCTGACAGAAGTGGTTTCTTTTATGTTTATTTACCAAATAGTTTAGGTTCAACAACATCTGTAAGTGGAAATTATGCTTATTTTTATGGTGGTCAAATAGAGGATGGCAACTACCCTACATCCTACATCCCAACCAATGGCTCAACAGTTACAAGACAAGCTGATACTGCAAATGATGCTGGTAATAGTGAAGTGTTTAATGATAGTGAGGGAGTATTGTTTGCTGATATAGCAGCTTTGGCAAATGATGGCACGAGTAGAAGAATATCAATATCAGCAGGGAATACTAATAACAATAATTTAGTAAGTTTAATATACGGAACATCAAATAAAATTTCGCCATCTATATACTCGAATGGAGCTTTTCAAATGGGTGGAGATTATACCTTGTCCGACCAAACTCAAAAAATTAAAGTAGCGTTAAAATACAGCTTAAACGATGCTGCACTATGGGTAAATGGTATAGAGGTCTTAACAGATGATGTCGTTACAACTCCTATTGGATTAGACCAAATAAAATTTGAGTATGGTAATGGAAGCAATGATTTTTACGGAAAGACAAAAGAACTTGGCTACTACGATACTGCATTAACAGACGAAGAATTAGAATATCTTACAAGTTATAGGTCATTAAACGAATTAGTAACAGAATTAAACTTAAACACATTATAAGATGGCAAACACATTAAAATTTGGTAATGGAGAATGGTACGGAAAGAAAGATACTATCCTTGCCTATAATGATGAAAATAGTAATTACAAACCTTTACCATTTAATTTTAGTAGAGCATCAAAGGCTACAAGAGTAAATAAAGATGGTTTAATTGAAGAAGTAGGTAGTGGACAACCAAGAGTAGATTATAAGGATGATAGTAAAGGTGCTTTATTGTTAGAGCCAGCGAGGACAAATAGTTTGCCTTATTCTGCTAATTTTTCAACTTGGTCTGCTACTGGTGGAGCAAGTGTTGTTGGAAATAAATTAGGAGTAGGAGGTGGTAGTGATGCTTTTGAATTTTTTAGTGATGGAACTGCAAATACAAGATTATATTATTCGCTTTCAAATACTGGCGAACTTTCGTTTAGTGTGTTTGCTAAAAAAAATACATTAGATTACATTGCTTTGTATGGTAATGGAGGTGCTAATCCCAGAGTATGGTTTAATTTAGCAAATGGTACTTTAGGTAATCAAGAAGGTGCTGGTACTGGTTCTATTGAGAGTTACGGAAATGGTTGGTATAGATGTACAATGAATTGGACTTCTGCAAGTTTAGTAAATGTTAGAATTTACAATTCCAATGAAAATGATGTTTTTGGTGGAACTGCTGGTTCTGTATTTATGCAATACGCACAAGTAGAAGCTGGAAGTTACCCTACATCGTATATTCCTACATCTGGAAGTGCAGTAACGAGGTTGGCTGATAACGCATATCAACAAGGCGTAACGCAAGTGATTGGACAGTCTGAAGGTACAATGTTTATTGAGTTTATACCTAAAGACTCATCTACTCTTCAAATTTTATACCAAGCTAAAAGCAGTAGTGGGTCTATTGGGCAAGTAGATTTACGCCTACAAAGTGGTCTTTTACGAGCTTTAGCTAACGATGGGGGAGTTTCCCAATTCTTTATAAATGGTGGTTCTTATACGGTAGGTACTAAATATAAAGTTGCTATAAGGTATAAATTAAATGATAGTAAATTATACATAAACGGAACTGATTCTGGAAGCGATACAAGTTGCAGTTTTACAATTTCATCTTTAGACCAAGTTAGTTTTGCAGATAGCTTATCTTCTTTTTTGCCAAGCGTAGACATTATAGACGCTAGATTATACAACACAGCATTAACAGACAACGAGTTACAAAAATTAACACAAGTGTAACAATTACACCTATAATAACAACAAGAGTAAATAATATAATAACTAATAGTTATAACCAAAAGTTAAAATAAATAAGTAATGAGAATAGCAAAATACGAATTTGATTCAAGAGAACAAGCGCAAAGTAAAATTGATGCTCTTGGAACTTCAACTGATGAAGATGGAAACGAATATCCAACTCACAAAAGTACTATTGTACAACTAGGAAATATTGTTCTTGAACAAGGGGAATATGACGAAGAAGGAGAAGAAATAACTGCTCCAGTATTATCAGAAGGTTGGCATATTGACGTATGTTGGAACGATGCAGATATTACTACAATAGAACAAGAAGCAGTTTTAGATGAAGAAGGTATGGTAGTAACCGCAGAGGTAACATC